TAGCACCGAATACTAATAACGATTTAGCGAATACACCTTTAGATTTTGTGGGCTTCACGGTCTCGGCTTGGGTAACAGTATGTTGCTGTATCCACTGAACGGCAGAGTCGGTCATGCCGATTGTTTGCCAAACCTCGTGACTGCGATTAAAAGCGGTTTTGTTTTCTTCGCTACTGTTTAACCAGATTAAAAATTCTTCACGTTTTTTGCTGGAAATGTCACCTGAATATAAATAGGTAAGCCATTCTCTGGCTTGAACTTTGGCTGATGATGCAGGCAGTTCAGTGTTTTGATTGCTGTTCAGCGCGGTAGCGTTCGCCGCATTTTTTGGATCTGTCATTATTTTTGCTCAAAAGAAAAGTTACTAGAAGAAGCGTCTGTGGCCGGCATTTGGTGGCAGGTATTATTTGCCTGCTCGTCGATGCTCTCTAACAAGGCCATCGCGGCGTTTAGTTGGCGACAAATATCCGCGACGCTCCAACCTGTATCAGTGGATATCTGAGTGTATGTTTGACCTTTAATTCTGGCGCGCATCAATATCTCGCGCTGCTTCTCACTCAGTTGCTCAGTGCCTTTTTGAATAGCCGCGATACGTTGTTCTGCCTGTAAAATAGTTTCAGGAGACATTTCGTCACATTGCTCTTGTGTGTGTTGAATGTGCTCATCAATAAATGCGCGCGTTTTACATAGGCGACTGATTGACTTAAGGGTGATATTCATCGCTATTTTGATGATATACGCTTTGGGATCGTCTATTTTTTCTAGATTACGTAATTGCGCGAAGCGGCTAAAGGCTTCTTGGGCGACGTCTTCTGGCTCGGGCGGCCCAGAGCCATAACATGCATGTAGAACTCGACATACATCGCGCCAATGCTCTCGAAACAATCTATCAACTGCGTTCGATTCACGCGCTTTTTTAGGTTTATCAGGCGCGGGCGTGAGCGCCAGGGTTTGGGGTTTCGTATAGGAATTTAGAAAAAACAACGAAGCCTTTTGTAGCGTTTTACTCATTAGGGTTACTCTTACACGCTAAAAACTAACGGATAGTAATAGCCGAGTAAAACAGAAACATGACAGGGGAGTGTGTCACCTGAAATTTAATAAAAGCGTCACAATAGGGGGGCTAAACAATGCGTTTTATGTGTACTGTTTTTTTGAGGGATGAAGAAATGACTAAGAGTAGAAGGCGGCTAAACATGCGGCACTAAAAAGCCGGCAAGCCGGCTTTTCGTCACTGTTTATTTTAACCTTATTTTTTAAAGCGTTTGCTCATTCCAAGGCCTAATAGGCCTAATCCTAGAATGGCAAGGTTAGTTGGGGCAGGTACGTCGCGCTTATCTAAACCAACGACGATATTATCGAACTCGCCTGCGATCCCAGATGACACCACTCTTAAGCGGTTAAATGCCTCATTTGCATCGAAAGCGATGTTGACGTAAACATTTGATGAGTCCGCCTCCTGATCACCCGCAGTGCCATTTAGCTCAGCCAGTAGTTCCGCGCCTGTGATGCGGCTCACTAAAATATCATTAGAGTAAAACTCAAACGAATTGTAGGTATCAACTGAGCCCCAATAAAAGCCTAAGTAATTTACGCTTGAGCCAGCAAGAGAGGGAGCCGTTGAGCCGATACTGTTTAAAAAGTTAGTGTAATCAATATCTACAAAACTATCGACGCCCACCGTGCTTGGTGTGGTGTAAGCATAACAGGAATTATCACCAGCTGGTGCCGCAGCCACGTTGCGTGAAGAACCTTTACGAACATTTAGTACGGACGCGTCACTCGCTGTCACATCTAACGGCGAGTTTATCGCACAACCGCTCGACGCCCCTGCGACGTTATAACTTTCGTCGGGTGTGAGGGGTAGGCTATCGATGGCAGTGGCTCTATCAAAGGTCTCAACAAAAAAACCATCTGATATGTCGCTAATTGTGTTATCAGCGTTGATTTCTGAACTGGTTTTACCTGAGCCATCAGTCGCGGTTTGGCCGCCAAATGTTATAACAGCAGCACCAACAGTTTGGCTAACTGCTAGTGCGATTAAGGTGGTTGTAAATACAGCTAATTTGTTCTTGTGCTTTAAAATTTTCATGTGTAACTCCATTACGCAGCTACTATTACTGCTACTAAAGTATAAGCATAAATAGTGCCAAGAGAAATTAGTGTGATTTATCATGGTATTGTATTTGTTTGGTAAAAATACCTGCCGAAAGCGTAAAAAATATTGACCGGATTGCTGTTAAAATGAACACTGTGTGTAAAAATTTCATAGTTGCGTTGCAACGCGCTCACTTTCATTCTTAGCGGCTAATCAGCCGCTTAACTGTGCTTGGGCGAGTGACTCTAAGAATTGAAAGTGAAGGCGTTGACATAAATTTGAGGCACAAAAAAAGCCGGCGGATCGGCTTTTCAGTGAAAAAATAATAAGCTTATTTTTTTAATTTTTTACGTATTACCATGCCCATTATGCCTAAGCCTAAAAAGGCTAAGCTAGCCGGAGCCGGCACGTTACGATTAGAAAGCCCGACGACTATGTTGTCAAACTCGCCAGCGACACCAGAAGAAATAACACGCAAACGATCGAATGCTTCGTCAACGGTGAAGTCAATGTTCACGTAAACATTTGATTTATCAGATTCTCTGTCACCTGCTTCACCGTCAAGTGAATCTAAGATTTCTCCACCCGTGATACTTTTCACTAACGTCGCGCCTGAATAGAATTCAAATGTGTTGTATGTGTCAATTGAACCCCAGTAGAAACCAAGATAATCAATACTTGAACCGGCCAAAGAGGCTTCAATATTACCGATGCTGGCCAAAAAGTTAGTGTAGTCAATGTCAACAAAGCTGTCTTGACCCACTGTTTCAGGCGTGGTGTAGGCGTAACAGGTATTGTCACCTGCAGGTGCCGCGGCAACATTTCGAGTCGAACCAGTACGTACGTTTAGCACGTCAGTTGAGCTAGGTTGTACAACCAGTGGCGAGTTGATCGCGCAACCCTCTGATGTTCCCGCTACGTTATAGCTTGTGTCATTGGCGCTTGGTAAACCTGGAATAGCGGTAGCCACATCAAAGGTTTCAACAAAAAAACCATCACTGATTGCATTAATCGTGTTATCGGAATTAACGTTATCGCTTGTTTTACCGGAATTGTCAGTGGCTGTTTGGCCACCGAAACTAATTATTGCCGCGCTGATATTTTGCGATGCAGTTAGCGCTAGTAAAGCGGCTGCTGAAATGAATTTAGCTTTCTTAAATAAACGTGTCATAGGTTACTCCTTTACGACGACCTAACTGCAAACTGTTATTTGAATTAATGGTTATGCACTAACCGAGCCAACTTTAATTTTTCTTTTTTATTCAGTGGCTTATACTTTGGTCTTATTACCCTGAGTAAATATGTGTAAAAAAGTTGGACATTTTTTATGCGCTTTGTTTCTTCACGCATACGCTTAGCAATGACGCTCATTATAGTCGTGGTGGAATTTTAATCAATCATGTTTTTCGTAGATTAGTTTTCAAGCAGTTTTTGCAGCCCTGCACTCACTCAATAAACGCAAATGTTCATTGGTCGAAAGCAAAGGGTAATATTTCATTCATCGAAAGTGTTTTTATTTCTCCTTCGCTGGTGGCCATATGGACTAATGTGTCTTTACTTGCGAATTCGAAAATACGCTGTCGGCAACCGCCACAAGGTGAACAAAAATGCTCGTTAGGGCTCGCGATCAGAATTTCTTTTACCTGTCTTGCGCCACCTGCAACCATAGCAGCTAACGCGTTGCCTTCTGCGCATTGGCCTAGTGGAAAGGAAACATTTTCTACATTACAGCCAGCATAGGTATTGCCGTCTTCAGCCACTAGAGCTGACCCAACTCGATAGTCAGAATAAGGAGCATGGGCTTTAGCTTGTACATCTAATGCCGCGTTGAATAGACTCTGTAAATCGGTTTGTTGCTTGTTCAAAATAATATCGCTTTTTTCTAAGTAGCTGGCTAGTGTGCATCATTTTTACAACTTGATACAGTAGATTGCAATTTTCACTGGGTTGTTGTCTTTACATTTATAGGTAAATACGCCACCCTGCCTGTTTACTGGGCATTATTCTTCTGGCTGATTTGACATTTTTATCGCCATCACTATAGGTCAAGCGTCGTACATTCTTATGCATATTAAATTTCTTTCACTGGTATTGTTCGGATTATTGCTTGGGGGGTGTGCGGGCGGTAACCAAGCGCAGCGCAGTCAAGCACAAATGAGTAACTTGTTATTAGCTGAGCCTGCACCGATGAGTGTGCGCTCACAAATGGCGATCGCTAGGTACAATCAAATTTTGGCCAAAGCGCCGTTAGAAGACCAAGAGCGTGCAGAGTTATTACATCAGCGAGGAATGCTTTACGACAGTGTAGGGCTAGCTGGTCTGGCACAGTACGATTTTGATCACGCCATTCGCTTAAAACCCGATATGGCTGAAGCGTATAATTCCTTGGGGGTACATTACACCCAACAAATGAATTTTATCCAAGCATATGAAGCCTTCGATGCCACTTTAGATATTAATCCTGAGTACGAGTTTGCTTTTTTAAACCGAGGAATTGCTCTTTATTATGGTGGGCGCCCGGATTTAGCCGTCAATGATTTTGGCGAGTTTTATCGAAAAGACGAGTCAGACCCTTATCGTGCACTTTGGGCTTTTATCGCGCAGAGTGAGCTTGATCAGCCGCAAGCTCTGGTCACATTGAGTGAAAATCGTGAAAACTTGAGTAGCGACAATTGGGCAACACATCTGGTTGATCTTTATTTAGGAAGAATTGACGAGCAGGCCTTATTAAACGGGTTAATTCAAGGGGTGACGAGTCAGCAGGAATTAACAGACCGCCTGTGTGAAGCCTATTTTTACTTAGGAAAGTACAACTCAGCGCTGGGAAATCGCGGGGTGGCATCTAACTATTTTAAATTAGCTTTAAGCACCAATGTGTTTGAATATGTAGAGCACAGATATGCCCGTTTAGAGCTTGATATGCTGCGTGATAAAGCTGTCGCCGACAGTGAAGCACCATAACGATAACCAAGCGAAAAGTTGCAGTAGGTGCTGAAACTCAGCCTATTGTTCATTTTATCTGCTGCCTGGTTATTCACTGGGCGCAGCGACATGGCATGTTACTTAACCTTTCTAAATGCCCAAGCTTCTCTAAATGAACAAGCCGCCAATTATCAGGCAACATTTCATTACTTATATAAAGCCTACCTAGTAGGTGACCCAACTGCGTTATCTAGGCTTAGTCAACAAGCTATAAAGCAAAATAGCGGTTACTGGCTACACTTCGCGAAATTAGCGGGCTCACCACAGGCGCAGCGCTATTTTTCTGATTTGCAAGGCAATACTAAGCAAAGTAGGGCTTCTATAAAGGTGCTTTCTTACGCAGCACAGCAGGATGATATAGATGCGCAAGTGGCTCTGTACCATCACTTTGTGGTGAAAAACCAGCGACAAAAAGCCCAGTATTGGCTCACAAAAGCCGCGTCACGAGATGCGCAAAGTGCTCTGTATTATGCTAAGTGGTTTTCTATAGCGGGGCAAGAGCGCAAAGCGCGTGCGCTTTTAAACAAAGCGGCCGAGCTTGGTAGTCGAGATGCGGTCGAGCTCTTGTCAATGCGCAGTTCAGCGAATATTGCTAGCTCTAGCGCTAAGGAGCAAGCTTTAGCGACAGGCTACTCACAGCCCAGCAATAATGCATTGCATAACGCAGCAACTACTCGGTGCGACCAAAAATTGCAAATTGTAGCCAGCACTTTGCATTCTGTTTTGCAAGGCAAAGAGCTTAAGCATCGCTTCGAAAGCGACACACGATTAACGACGTTGCCTATATGCATTAACCAGCCAATATGGCTAAGCAGTGAAGCGCTCTCATGCTCGGCCAATTGGCAAGGTGCAGCTCGATTGGGCTGCGACATAACCCAGCTCAGTCATTCTCTCAGTGAGCAGGATTTTACGCATATTGTGGTGTTAGCTGATACGGGGAAGGCAAATGTGCACAATGGGGTGATGTTTTTAGATAGTAAAGACGATTACAACGTTTTCGTGCATGAATTAGCCCATTTCGCAGGGTTTGTAGATGAATACCCTTTGTCCTCTGCGTTAGCGCGTAGTATTTGTCACACAAATAATGCACCTAACCTGAGAGTGCGCCAGGGGCAAGAGAAACCGGTAATTAAGGAGTGGTTAACACAAGGAAACAAGGAAGGGGTAACGATAAGTCCCGCTCGCACCTGTGATAATCATCCGTGGCAAGCATATAAACCCAGTCAAAAAATGACCTTCATGGAATTTTACGATGTGCCTTATATTCCAAAGTTTTATCTTAAAGCATGGGCCGAACGATTAGGGCAAAAGCCCTTATTAACCCCTGCTTACATTAATTTATACCAAGGTTATGAAGCTAAAGGCGACGCTGGACAAGGTGAATACTGGCGTGCCCGCTATCAGCAATACCTACAAGCAGATTAAGTCGGTTGATTTTGATATAACAGGAAGTGTGATTTTTGTGCGCACAAACGGTATACTACCCAGACGACTTACGATGTTTGCGAAAACCTACTTAGCACTATGAATCAGGCACTTTCTATCGGCACGGTTGATTATCCGTTCCCAGCAAAACCAGCGCGACTAACTACTGTTCAGCAACAAGATTACATCGACAAAATTAAACAATTGTTGATTGAAAAAAATGCCACTTTGGTTGCGCATTACTATACCGATCACGAAATTCAAGCGTTAGCCGAAGAAACGGGGGGTTGTATTTCTGACTCCCTTGAAATGGCACGTTATGGTCGCGACTGCGATGCGCAAACCTTAGTGGTGGCTGGCGTGCGTTTCATGGGCGAAACCGCTAAAATATTAAGCCCTGATAAAACCGTGATCATGCCTACCTTGGAGGCAACCTGTTCACTGGATATTGGTTGCCCAGACGCTGAATTTTCAGCATTTTGTGATGCGCACCCAGATCATACCGTTGTGGTATATGCCAACACATCTGCTGCGGTAAAAGCGCGGGCTGATTGGGTGGTTACATCCAGCATCGCTCTGGAAATTGTTGAGCATTTAGACGCCCAAGGCAAAAAAATTATCTGGGCGCCTGACCGTCATTTAGGGGCGTACATCGCTAAAGAAACCGGCGCTGATATGTTGATGTGGCAAGGCGAGTGTATTGTGCATGACGAATTCTCTGCCAAAGCGCTGCGAGACATGAAGCATCTTTACCCCGATGCTGCTGTGCTAGTGCACCCAGAATCACCTGCGAGTGTGGTTGAGCTCGCTGATGCTGTCGGCTCAACTACCCAACTTATCAATGCGTCTCGTACGTTACCTAATGATACGTTTATTGTAGCGACTGACCGAGGCATTTTTTATAAGATGCAGCAGTTAGAGCCAAATAAAACCTTTTTAGAAGCGCCCACCGCAGGTAATGGCGCAACTTGCAAAAGCTGCGCTCATTGCCCTTGGATGGCGATGAACGGACTCGAAGCTATTTACAATGCGCTAACAGCACCGTCTGGGCACGAAATCTTTGTTGATGACGAACTGCGTAAAAAGGCATTGGTGCCACTTGATAGAATGCTCGATTTCTCAGCTGAGCTAAAAATGAAGGTTACCGGCAACGCATAGTTCCATTTTATATACGAAGCATTTTGCCATTAAGAGAAAGCCAGCCAACGCTGGCTTTTTCATTTTTCGGCCATATAAACAGTATAGAGTTCTGTTTTAATTCGACTATTTAGGAGCAATCATGCCAGATTTAAGCCGTTACAAAGGGATCGTTTTTGATATGGACGGTACGTTAATCGACTCTATGGGATCTCATGCTATTGCATGGCAACAAACCTGCGAACAATTTGGATATCCGTTTGACGGCCAATACATTCACGATTTAGGTGGCGTACCCACGCGACAAATAGCGCAATTGCTGAATGAGAAACACAGTATGACCCATGACCTAGATGAGGTTGCAGAATTTAAGCGTCAAGCTTGGTTAGCGTTAGATGAAAGCTTATCGGTCATTCAAGAAACATTTGATGTTATGCAGCGCTATAAAGGCACGCTTAGAATGGGAGTTGGTACAGGCTCTGAACGAGAAAACGCGATTCGTATGTTAACCGAAACTGGCTTGTTAGAGCACGTAGAAACAGTGGTCACCGCATCAGACGTGACACACGGTAAGCCTCACGGTGAAACATTTTTAACAGTAGCCAAGAATATGGGACTTACCGCTGAGGAATGTGTGGTCTTTGAAGACACAGAAATTGGCCGTCAAGCTGCTGAGCATGCAGGTATGGATTGCATTATGGTGATTAATGGCAAGATAGAGTTGCCAGCAGCTTAATCCAAATTCATTAGCCAGCATAACAATCAAAAGGAATTGGTTGTTAAATCACCGCTATCCTCACTTTATCTCAGTAAACACTTGCGCACGTCAGCGGTTTTCCCTAACATACGCGCCTGCTAAAAAGCTTGTCTGTATGTCGCTGTTTGTGATTTAAAGACGATAAAGCAAATGAAAAGTTTTACAGAGGTGGGTGAAGCCGGTCTCTTTAGGTGCACAGCACCGCCCGGCTGAATGGCCGGACATGGATGTACGGACTGGGTGCCGATCATCATGGATGTGTTAACTCTGCGATAGATTCGAAGAGCAAATGAAAAGTTTTGGAGAGGTGGCTGAGTGGCTGAAGGCGCACGCCTGGAAAGTGTGTTTAGGGTTAAACCTAACGAGGGTTCGAATCCCTCTCTCTCCGCCATATACCATCAAGGCCTTGCATGACGCAGGGCCTTGTTGTTTCTAGGGTTTAGCGGATTGACCTTGTGTAGCCGCGCGGTCAGTTTGATAAAAACCGCAGGTCAGTTTGATAAACGGATATAGCGCCCACCGCAGGTCAGTTTGATAAAACCATGGGGGTAGCAACTCTCTTAGTTCTGAATCGACCATTAACCTTCCGCTGATAAGAGCCCGTCTTGTAGCCCATAGATAAAAGTGTTCTGCGTATTGCACTATCCAGAGCTTTGCGCTCTTTGAATGGCATGCGTGGGGACATTAACCCCTTTACTACGCCGTCACCTACTTCGCCAGTACTAATTACGCACTGGCCGAAATATCTTGAGTCGTTATGCTTGAAAAATTTAAGGATGGAACCGAGTTGTTCGATCTCTATATCAATACCCAATTCTGGATACTGGATCTTTTTGAGCGACATTGGCTACCTCATATAGCGTTTAAATGCAGTTTAAACGGCCCTAAATAGCAGCCGTATAGTTAATCAATGCGAGAATTCACAATTGTTATGTATCCGCTAAGCAGGGTTGCTCGGGTTTCTTTGACCACTGCTATCTCAAAATAATGTCGACCGCTCATGTACAGCTCAGCTGCACTTATCGAGATCACAATTTTGTTATCCGTATACACAATGCCGCTTAAGTTCGTTTTGGTGATTAGCGGCACTGATCCTGTCAGCGTAAACAGCTGAAAAACACTTTCTTCTAACAGCGTTACGTCAAAATCACCGCCGTCTACTATCAGCGATATTTCAGCATCCCTAGCTTTAAAAATAGCGCCAGCGCTAGAATTTAAAAAGGGTTTATCCTGCGCCCCATTAAACAACGTCGCTTTCAGCTCTAACCGGTTTCGCGCCCCCGTTGCCGGGTTCACGACTTCAACGGTCGAACGCAGCGTATTAAAACCGCCCGCTTGATTAAACATTATTCACTTACTCCGAATATTCCCGTGCCGGTTTGTGGTGGGTTGGTACCTAACCATCTACCAAACCAACTTACGCCAACAGCAACAGGCAAAGTTACAAATGCAACGCCATTGGTGAACTGCGGCGACCCTTCGTATATTTTGGCGTCTGTCGCCTCCGAAAATATTTTAATTGGCTGCAGGCCATCGGGCACGTCCAGTATCGTAATTCGACCTATTGACGACTGGGCGTTGTTGGATACAGCAATGGTGTACGTGGCTGGGGCACTGTACAGCTCACCGTCAAACGCTCTAAACGTCAGCTCAATGTTTCCTACATAGCTACCAGTGCTTACTGTGACTGTATCACCGTCTTGAATGTAGCTTATTGACGCTGGCGTTACTGTGACCTCATAAACCAAGTTCGCTGCACCGCCATCGTCCGTTGCCGCAGCGACAATATCCAACTCAGTGTTAACCTGGGCACTTGTTGCGCCTGAAATTACCGGTGCTGTAGGTTTGGAGTTTGGCGGGGTGACATTCTCAGCAAGAATACCAAAACTGACAGTGGAGATATTACTCGTCGCGTTCTTATCATCAGTTACGGTTAACTCGAAAGACAGAGTTTGGCCGCTGTCTGCAGTTGGCGCTATGAAATAGGGTGTAGGTGTAGACGTACCGCCAACCACTACAATAACGGTTCCGGCTGTTTGCGTGACGTTATACGAGACGATAGATCCGTCACCATCGCTTGATCCTGTGAAGTCAAAATCTACTCTAGCACCTGCGGCAATACCGGTACGACTGGATCCCGCATCAGCCGTTGGCGGTATATTAGTGACGCCAGTGGTTGTAACTGATTGAATATCGCTAGTCTCAGAATCACCTAGTGCATTATAAGCTCTGGCCCATACTGTGTACTGCGTACTGGAATTAAGGCCGGTAAACACGCCAGTATCGTTAGATTGTTCATCTAGGAAATACTTATAGCCTGTGGCACCAGCTACATTGTTAGTGCTTATAGTGATACTATCGTCAGTCACCGAAGTCGTAATAGTAGGTGCATCAGGTACGGCTACAGCATCAGCACTTGAAGTGGTTACACGTAAATTACTAAACGATACCGCCGCATCTTCTGCTTGAGGTGTAGTTAATCTAGCTCGTATAAAAACATTTACAGGTGTTGAATAATCAAACCCCGTAATATCTATCACCTCTCTAAACCCAACGCCATATTTAACAATTAATTGGTCTAAAGACGGTATAATTCTAAACCCAATTTCATGTTTGGTACTTGCTTGTTCGTTGTTTAAGTATAGTTCTGAATCATTCCAATCATCTTTATTACCAAACGTGTTTATTGTTTCAGTATTAGAATCTTGTATTGTGCCAACAGTAGCTATCTGCATAGGTTGCGAATCGTCTGCAGGTACACCGCTAGGCCAATAATATGCAACTTCACTAACAGGACTATTTACATTGCTAGTAGCCCCGAAATAAAAATCAATTGGATCATCTGATTCTTTACCAATTAACACACCATCAATGTCAATATAATCGTAGTCTGCTAATGTTATAGGTGTAGAAACAACAGCGGTTGATACATCACCGTTTAAAGGTAGTTTTAACGATGTGTAATTAGTGTAAGTACCATCCCGTACATCACCTACTGTTTCTTGTGCCTTATAAGCCGTAGCAGTTTCAGAGTAAACAACATTGGTTGCAGGTGTTAAACCATCAGAAATAATTTCAACAGGTTTAGACTTATTCGATAATGGTTGTACCAGGTTCCAAGTATGAGGAACTTCCTTAACTCTTACCGCACCCCAAGAAGTAACACCATTTGCATCTACAGTGTTATAAAATCCGTAAGTTCTCCCGTTCCATTCTGTTTCTGCATAGTTTCTACAAGCTAACTCGTCAAATTCACCCACTGAACTTGATAGAATGTAAGAAGGTGCGGAAATCATATTTAATTCGTCATCGATAAGCACTTCTATTATGTACGCTGGGGCAACTTGAGGGCCAAAAGAAAATGCCGCATTAGTACATAAAACCCTGTAATACGCACCCTCTTTTCTAGCATTATCCAATTGTAAAAAGTTAGTGTTATATTCTTCACGACCGGATAAATTGTAATCATCGAGAAAACCGGTTGTTCCTGTTATTTCCTTATAGAAGTACATCTCTTTTGGTGTGTTACCGACTACAATTTGTGTACCGCCGCCGGTTTCCACACCGCCACCACCTTTCAACGCTCTACCTATAAACGCGTAGGGGATACTATCTATGGTATTTTCACCCATGTTCAAATATCCAGTGTGTCCGTTACCACCTCTTACCCTTGGGTTATATCCAAAATTGTGTATCGTACCGCCTGTAAAATCCGCTAAATCATCACCAACGAAATCAATACCGTTGGTACTAATTCTATATCTTGAGTTTTGTGAATCTACTAACATATCTCCAAAATTCACCAATTGTTCATGATAATTCATATACATAACACCATCATGAAATACAATTTGTGGCGTTTCTGTTTGTCTACCTATATTCACGAATAACGGGTTAGCTTTTTGATTCACATGCGCAAACTCTGGTCTATCGGACGCTAATTGCCATTCAACCCAACATGCGGGGTCTGATAATATTGCGTCAGGATCAGTAAATGAACTTAATTCCGGTTGAAATAACCAGCAATATATACCCGCGGTTGGTTCAGAAGCAGGTGCGTGATCGGGTGATGCATAACCTATTAACGGGTATTTAGCTGAACAATTAGGATCTGAAAGATTCCAGTCTGGTATGCTTGCGGTTGGTGTAGCAGTAAACCAATACATAGGGCCAACAAATCCAGAAGGGTTCTGTAAGAACTGACCTAACTTTGTTGTTTTTCTGGTGAAACCTTCAAATTCAAATGGTGGTGCAATCTCAGGTATGGTATTTACCGCGAATCCTAGGAAGTTAAATGAACGTAATTCTGCATCGCTACCTAGTGCGATTCTAAGAGGTAAATTGCTGTTATTTTCGTCAGTAAGAATCCCTTTCTTACCAGCTTCACGCTCACCACCTACAAACAGTTGTTGCTCGTCGCCTGTAGTTACCAATCGATAGCTAGTGCTTTCACCACCTCTATTAGCGTCAGCAAGAGAATTAGCGTAACCCGCATTCGGTACAATAGAATCATCAACAATTCTTTGCAAAACCGCTCTTGTATAAACGTTTTTTAAATTCATACGCCAGTAAGTGTTATTACTTACTCTGCGAAATTGAATGCCTGTAAAATCAGTTCTGTCACCACTTAAAACTATGTCTGCTCTAAAATTCGCAGAGTTTATATTGTCGAATTGAATTACCGTATTTGAACCGCTAGCAATCATACCAGTTCCGTTAAACGATACTGAACCACTAACAACGGAAACGCCCTCCGGTAACGGTGAACCGCTAGGTAGAGCAAAATCTATATTCGCTACTGTAGCCACAATCTAACCCTCATTCTCTGATCCAGCTCCGCATTCAAGCGTGGCTGATTTGTTTTTTTAAAACTCAATAAACTCATTCGATAATTGTTTTACTTGCGCTGTTGTCTGCTATCGCCTCTCGACGTTCCACCTGTTCCTGTGCCCTTTTTGGTGGTGTCTTTTTTAGCTGCTAATACACGCCAAACCACCACAATAAACACCAAAAACACTAAAATACCTGCCCATTCTTGTTCACTCATAAATCACCTATTTTTGTAATGTAAGTTTCAGGCAAAGCGCTTTTGCTGTGCCCGCGTTTGTTTGTTATTTCTCTATACTTCTGTACTCACTAGCGCTAATTCCTGCCGTGATATGTTTTGTGTGGCGTGGTAACGGCTCTGGCTTGTTATTACAGCCCTGTATTCAAAGTCCTGCGTTGAGCTGTCAGTGTCCGTATAGGTATAAGAGCCTCCGAGGAATTCAAACGAACGAACGCCAAGCCCTTCGCCCCGCATATCGATAAACGTAGCCTCACCAGATAAATTTTGAGTAACACCAACTTGAGTAAAAGAGCTGCTGCCGTTTTTGGCTCGGTAGAGCTTTAACGTTGCGCTGTTTGGGTAGCTGCTTGGCGGGTTTCCGCTGTAATTATAATCGACGTAATTACCGTTCATGCTGAACGTAACGACAACTTTTTTAGGATTCCCATTTGTTCCAAATACCCCAGTTTCTACCGAAGGATTAGCTGCTTTTGTTGTTGACGTTCTGCCGGCATAAAGCACGCCGCCTGATAAGCCGCCGCCGAAGTATGATCCGCCCGTCGTGTCATACCAAATCGATGCATTGGCTTTTGTGCAGTAACTAAGATTAGGATCGCCGCCAGAGGTTAAGTTTTTTGGCCCGTACCAATACCAAAGCCCCTCAGAACCGAAGCCGTTCGGACGCTTCACTTCCATGAAGTTACCCCCGATTGTATCCATGCTGGCAGAGCGCAAATTGCCTGTGAATTCACCATCAGCGTAAATTGTCATGCGGTTCGTAGAGGCATTAACGCTCATTAACGTTGTGCCATTTGTTGCAACGATACGAATAGAGTTACCCACAAACGTCAGGACACTTTGCGTGCTGCTGCCCTTAACGAAAACACCGGTGATGCGGCCGTCATTGTTAACTGCGAATTGTATCTCGCCTGAGACCTGCCCGAGCTCGTCTTCAATCGCTTCAAAGTATGAATAAATAGACAGATTATTGCCCAGTGAGCCGGTTACTTTTACCTCGCTAAACGCTTGCGCGAATGCGGCACCCTGCACCCAATTACCTGAGCTGTTTTCATAACCAATTTGGGCGTTTTTAAACGATGTAATTTGAGACGCTACCGAGCTATTACCAACCCGAGCCGAAACGGTGTTTAAATCGCTGGCTCTCGCTGCGCCGGCACTGCTGAATAGTTCGCTTTGTTTCACGTAGCTTGCAAGCGAGTTATTAAATGTGCTAGTTAGCTGCTGGCCTAACTGAATTCGCGCGTCTTCCTCGTCAGCTATCAGGCTTAATGCGTTGTCGGCCTTTGCTGTCGCTGCGACTGTGGCAACTCTGCGCTGCTCAATATCGTCAATGCGGGCTTGCGTCTCTGTTGCTATCAAGCTCAGCGCATTTACAGCTTTAGCATCTACGGCGGCAGTGGCCACACGTCGTTGTTCAATATCATCGATACGTGCCTGTTCTTCGTCTGCAATTAACTGCAGAGCATTGTCGGCTTTCGCATCTACGGCTGCAGTGGCAACCCGTCTTGTTTCAATGTCATCGATACGCGCTTGCGTTTCTGTGGCGATAAGCTCGAGGGAATTATCAGCTTTAGCGTCCACCGCTTCTGTGGCCAGCCGGCGCTGTGTTATATCCTCAATACGCGCTTGCTCTTCATCAGCTATTAACTGCAGTGAGTTTGTTGCTTTGGCGTCGACCGCCTCAGTGGCGATTCTGCGCTCGGTTATATCGCTGATACGCGCTTGCTCTTCCTGGGCAATCAGTATTAGGTTGTTTTCAGCTTTCGCGTTCACGTTGCCAACAGTCACGCCCAATTGCGTTAAATCGCTCGCTCGAGCTGCGCCAGCAGACGTGTACAAATCAACGGTTTTTAAATACACAGACGATAAATCACCAAACTGTGCCTGCAGCTTGCTTTCTAATATTGCTCGGCTCATGCGGTCGCTAGAGATTGCACTAAACGCCTGCGCCACTTTAGCGCTCACCAAACCCACTTCAACCCCCACAGTGGTCGTTTTTTCATCCACAATGGCTAACGCGTCATTCACCATTTGAATATCTTCAAATAGGCTAATTTGACCGGCTTCAAGCTCTTCGTTGTAATAATCCTGATCGTTCAGCCACTGCGAAAAACCGCTTAACGTATCAAGCAAGGTATTGGGTAGACTTGGCAGAGTAATACCCGCAATCACATCAGGGCGAATTTCATCAGACGTCAGCCCAATAAGATTGGGTATAACAACTTGTATCCAGTTAGGGTCAACCAAATCCCCTTCTTTTAACCGGTACCACAAATACAGCGTGTCATCCTGGCGGGTACCCACAATCGTGACGCTTTTGCCATCTGCAGCGATTAATGCGCTATCAAAATCATCGGTAAACGAATAGCGCCATTGATATGTGGCTGAGCTGTTAGGTAACTCAGGTCCTACGATGATGACGCGCCCTGGTAAAATATCGAACTTCAAGGGGGTATTCGTTGGCGTACTTGGTAAGCCAACGTTAAAGCTGAAACTAGGTGCCGCGCTTCTTTTATCAAAGCGGTTTTCAGCGGATATCAACGCAGAATAATTACCTGCGCTTAAGTTTTTTACATCGAGCGTGGGGGAAAGTGGCGTCTCGCTATGATACCAACCGTCATCTGGGATTCTTACCAACAGCGCTATGTATCTGCGCACCGATGATGGAGTAGGGTGTGACCAGGTCAAAAAACCTTGGCGATGACTATCGTTTGGCGTTGGCGTGTAGTTAATATTCTCGACGGGGGAGATATTCGTCGTGTCAGGCAGTGAAGTGTTTGCAGGAATATTAATTTCAGTGATGGTGAAATCATCTTGATATAGCTCTATGTGTTCCTCTTCTATCGCTAGAATCGTGCGGCGCTTACTCACATCAACACGATAATCTTGAACGATAAATTCTCTGTCGACTCCTGTTTGTGTGTCTACGTAACGTAATACCGCACCTGGCACCACATCTAAACGGATCCCCTGCAGTGACACTTGACTGGTAAAGCCCGCTTGGCTTCGTTCTAACTGACGTTTCTGGAGTCGTTGCGCGATAGTGCTGCGATTCGTGAAGTACAGCTTTAAATTGCTATCTAATTCAGTGCCATCATCTTGGGCATAGTTGGCACCAAAGGTTACTGGCGCATCGGTTACCTGGTATTTTAAATCTGGCTCAACGTACTCGCCACGCACCAGATTAGTTTTCTCTTTTTCAGGGCGATGAGGCTGATAATTAGGTTGTTCAACAAAATCATCAGGCGTTAACGTGACAGTGCTAGGGCCGCCGTACATGGCTGGTTTAATATAAATTTTACCACCGGGGCGGTAGATACGCGCACCACTACTGGACAATAAATATTTAAGGCTGTCACCGGGTTTTAATGTGCTGTTTATCACACCGTTACACGTAAAGCGGCGTTCACTTTGAGTGTCACCATTGGTATCAGTGTATTCAACCACTGTGTCGCAATAGTTCGCTGTTAATGCTGCAAAATCCCATGGAATACGGCGAAGTGGAATAGGGCGATAACCGTAGTTACGGATGTAGTCATACGTACATAATATTGGGTTATCACTCCACGCCCAGGTGCTGCTATCTGTTGCACGCTGCTCACCGTCACCGCCTGCAGTTGTGTCTTTGCGCGGATCATATACAGGCTTGCCACGCACTTTGAATTTTATTTGGTTAACGCCTGTGGGGAAAATTTCAGGGTCAATTTTCACTTTTACGTAGGCGTTAGTCAGACCAAAACCTACGTGCTCATTCGTCCAGTCCTGTATGTACTGCACAGCTTGTGCATGGGCTGTGGTTTGGTCACCTAGATGAAATACAGCTCCAACAGCGCCGCCGAATTCAGCGGGGGTGACGCCGTCAATTTCATACACTTCAACCGATTCACATGGATGCCCTGCGAGGTGAATAGCAAAATAGTGATACTCAGTTTCTCCCTGCTCAAGTTTGCGGTACCCAATAATTTGACCGCCAACAACGGTTTCACCGTAAATGACCTTTCTTGGCTGGTTTGCCGTAGTTGAAAGCTCCTGAGCTGCTAACGGGTTTGCGCTTTCGTTGTCATAATCTGGAACGTCTGGGGATGCCATTGCAACAGCGGCTACAAATAGCGCAGCGGCAACGTAATAATACGCAGCGGAATAGGCAACTACCGCGGCTACAGCTAATACTACGGGTGGCATTAAATGTCCTCTCTCATGTTTGTTAGTTTCCAGCAGCCCTTTGCCTGAGAAATCGGCAATGAAACTAAGCCGGCTGGCGATACAGCCCACACTTTGCAACTTTGTACTACGCCCACGGCATCACCCAATTCAGTATCAATTAAAACCAAGTCGCCATTTTCAGCGTTTAAACGGGGTTTAATCGCTCCAAAAACCTGTGTAAATGCCGTTTTAATATCACCGCCGCCAATCTTTTTGAGCGCTTTTAACGCGCCAAGCTCTGTGGTGTATAAGTCACGATACTGCCAACCTGGATCAACTCCCTTTACGGCAAGAACGGAATTGCATGCAAACAAGCAGCAATCGTTCTTGCCCCAGACGAAAGGCAGTCCTTGCCAGGCATGTAAAAAGTCGATGAGTGCTTTTTCTTCTTCTGGTTTCATCGCAGGTATCCCCCACGTCCCCGTGGTGTGTAGTTGTTAATGGTTTTTGTCGGTAGTGCGGATAACGGGGCAGCGCTGATGATTTCTGTTAAATCGAAAATACGGTCTCCCGGGTGTAAGTGCTGCTGCGCTGAATCGGTGGTTCTGGCATTTTGCGGGGGCTGAGACCAGCGCTCTAACCAGTCGCTGCAGGTAATCTCTAATACATAAGGAATATCTTTTTCGATGTCTCCGCGCTGAACAGTAAATTTGGCAACGTTACCGTCATACACGTACGGCACTTCATGTTCTATTACGCGATTGTCATCTAATATCGCCATGTGAACGGCCACTTCTCGCCCCTCCATCGCTTTATTCATCACTAGCGCAACTAAGCCGCCGTCAAGCACTTTTAGCGTCAAACGCACTTGGTTGGGGCTACTGTCAGATGCTTCTTGCACTTCGCTTACACCGCCGAACTCGCCAACGCCCACGTAATTTTCACCAAGAAATTCACGATCACCTAGACCGGTGTGCGCACGCACGCGACCATCTGGCGAGTCTAAATCAACAAACAGAATGACTGCTGTTTCGGCTTGCTGCAGCGCATTGATCGCTGCTAAGGATATTTCACGTTCAATCATCGTTTTTCTACAAAGTCTAAAGTTATGCTGCGGTATAGGCGCCCAACACCTTTGAACTGACGAATTTGCTTTGGGTCAGCCCAGCGGCACGTAATACGTAGCTGGTTTAAATCAGTGATGATGGTTTGATTGTCAGGGACAGGGTTTCTGATTTCGTTGGCCAGTTGCAACGTGCACTTTCCTGATGCGTTTGAATACGCATCGTCTGTTAGCTCGTGTACTTGCTCACCGAGTTTGAAACGCATTTGGCGTTTAGCTATTAAACTATTTGTAGGGCAATTTTTTACATTCAGCGCTAGCCCGTACTGGCCTATGCCGTCGGTTCGTAATGACGTTGGCCAATCCATTAAATGGCTATACGTTGTGTCTATCAGAGTCACGGCATTTTTATGGCCGCGTAATTTTTGCAAGAGACTTTTTACAGCTCTGGCATCATCAGGGTAAAGCACACCAAATTTGTATGTCACCTCCCAGCCTTCGCCGGGGTTTTCACTCACTTGCTGAGAATTGTTGATACTGCTGATATCCATTGATGAGTTGGACATAATATTGGCATCACAGTTAGACGGGAAAAACTCACCGCCAAAATCTGGAAAATCGAGTACTTCCATCTATGCAGCCCTTCCGCTTAGCATTTGTGCACGCATACCGTTATTCGAGAAATCCCGGCGCAACTCACCATCGAATTCCTTCAGGGCGTTATTCACTTGTTGGTTAATTTTGTCTTCCATGCCTGGCGTAGCGTTTGTCGCGTCGATATTAATCTGAGGATTAAAGTTATAAACGTTACCCGCTGCACTAGCGCCACCACTGGTGTTCTCAACGACTTGCTCGAAGTTTTCGCGCTGCTTGGGGTTCAATACCATTTCGTCTTTGCGTAATAGGTATGTGCCTTCATTTGAATTAGGTACACGGGCTAAGCCGTCGTGAGCTTGGCCTTGGTATTGAGCCCCCTTAAGCGTGGATACTAAGCTGGCACCTGTCGCTGCAGCTTGAGCCATCGCGGGAATGTTCGCAGGGAACGGCAATGCACTGGCGTTACTGATAGCCGTTGTAAGGTTTAATATGCCTTGAGCAATTGCAAACCCCTTTTGTACTGCATACATAGCTTTGTATGCAGTACTTTGTTCGCCGCCAAATGTTTTCGCTAACCCCGCCAAGCCGCTAAATATTTGCTGGCTGCTGGTTAGCATGATGTTCATGCGGGCGTTGTTGTAAGCCTGCAGATCAGTAAAATATTTCTGATTCGCAGATAAGCTGAGCTGGATGAATTCGTCTTCCTGCAATTTACCCTGAGCATAAGCGCCGGCTAACATTGCATGCTTTTGTTCAAGATGAGTTGCAATTAACTCTTCTTGAGACATCAAGCTTTCGCGTAGCTTTTCTAATTCATTGTCAGAAACAGGGGCGCCGGTCTCGCCAGTGCTTTCAGTGTCTTTATTTACACCGAACTGCCCTAGGTCAAATGACTCATCATTGGCTGCTGATTTTTTACGTGCTTCACCCAATGCCGTGGCAGCAGCTATTTGCGCTGTAAAACTACTTAGTGACGCTTGGCGCTCATCAAAAATATCTTGTAGGGTTGATTCACGCGCATTGCGCGAAATATCGACTTGTTGGTTAGCAGAGTCGAGATACCCTTTTACTAATGAATCTCGTGTTTGGCGAGCTACAGCCAGCTGATTGTCGCGCTCCTGTGCATAAGCGTTAGTTACGCCTTTAGCCACGGCATCCGCTTGAGATAGGGCGGCACTCACATCGAATGAATCACCATCAAACGGGTTGATAAGATCTAGTATTTCCTCACCGTAAATACCAAGTTCGTTAACTACAGCGGTTAATTCTGCACTGATAACGTTAGCAAAAGACTTTAAGTAGATTTTTGCGACATCAGGTAAGTAGGCTAACTGCGTACCGATAACCTGCCCGAAAGCAACCGCATGAGCGCTGCCCACATCAATTGCACTGGCTAGTTCAACGGTCAGTACTTTAATCATCGCGCGCACGTTGGCAGGATATTGCTTAAGCGAATTGAGCAACAAGTTTTTATAAGCGTTGTCGTATTCACCCATTAACGTGAACAAGCTTTCTAATTCAGGTGGTATGTGAGTAGCAACTGTATCAATAGCGGTTGTTACATCATCAGCCCAGCCTTCCCACTGCCCAGCAAGCGCATCTAGATACCCGCCAAGTTGACCGCTGGCGATGATATTTGTTAACTCATCAATTGCACCGGCAACGCCGCGCACACCCTCTTGCATCAGCTCACTAACACCAGCCTCAGCAATGGTGAATTTCAAGCCGTCCCAGCTATCACCAAGATTGCTAATTGCTCCGTCAAGCGTGGCGGCTTGACGTGCCATCGCGCCGCCAAATTGTGTTTCACCTAAACTTTGTAAAAAGCCTTCAATTGCTTGAGCATTATTTTCGACTTCGGTTTTCACCCCGCGAAAGGTAAACGCGATGGTGTCACCTTGGTTTTTGGCTTTAATACCAAATTCTTTTAGGCGCTCAAATTCTGCAACACTGGCATCTGCTACGGCTTCAATAAACTGATCTAAACTTTTGCCCATTGCACTGGCCGTATTCATGTAGCTGCGCAAGGCTTCTTGGCTTGGGTTTAAGCCTAGGTTGGTTAACTTAATAAAAGCGGTGGTTATTTCTTCTACAGAATAAGGTGTTGTTGATGCAATTCGCTGTATTTCACGAAAGACCTTATTTGCGTTCTCTGCGCTACCTGTGGCGGTCACAAGTGACGCATTGAGAATTTCAAAACGGCGAGTGGTATCAATCAGCCCTTTGATTAATGTTGTTGATATAAACGTTGTAATTAGAGCAGGGCCGAGTACTGAAAGCTTACTCAGTAGCTTACCGCCTGCTACCTCCATAGCGGTTATATTGCTACTGGATTTCTTGGCTTTGTTTCCTGCAACAGTAGTAGCATTACCAAACTCTACGACTTTCCCTTTCGCATTAGTCAGCTGGCCGACTAAGCCTGAGCCGTCAGCCTTTAGTTTTATACCTACTACAATATCGCTCATTGCGTTACTTTCTCTTTGATAGCTTGCTGTTGATAGCACTGCAATATTCAGCAAACATAATTTTCAGTTTCGAATACTGCTCAGCGCTAAATTCTCTTTCCGATAGTTCCGCATCGGCTTTAATTGACATCACATCGAGACGAGCACAGTAGTCACCAACCCAAATCAACATATTTGCCACTTCTAAAAACCACTCTACTGTGGGCCAGTTTTCCTCAAGCACCTCAAACGTATCGTCTGGTTTAAACCTGCTTAGGTGCTGCTGAATAACAACATCAGATGCGCCCATTTCTCGCATCTGAATGGTTAATTCCTCTATTTCTTCTTGCGGGATTTCCGGACCGAACGCCCAGAAGCGAGCGGCCCCTTCGAGTTTTTTGACGCAATACCTGCGGACGCTTCGTGATATGCATTGATAAAACCGAGACGTACAAATCCAGCACTTGCAAATAGGTGACGTTTGTTTTCGCTGTTGAATGGTAGGGGGGCGCCGTCCTCACCTTGAATGTCGTCCCCGAAACCAACCACTACTCGGTCAAGAAATTTCAGGTCGTCTTTCATTAGTGAGTTGTAATCATCCTGAGGAATAATTTCGAACTTAGCGGTACAAGTATGTTCTTGAACTTTGCCCCCATCGACGGGCATTGCCAATATGACAGGCCATGTCACAACGCGGGTTTTGGTTAACTGAAAAGCCATGGTATTACCTTTTTAGAATGGGGCCTTCCATGGCTGGTTAAGGGCGTAATCCGCACGCCCGCTTTGAGTGCCCTTCGGGCTAATTTATTGGGTAACTAGCTTTGAGTCGTTGCCGCGTATTTCGCGCAAACCAAGCTCCCACATTTTTTTACCTTTATATTCACCTGGTGCCACTGAGAGGATTTGCACGCCAGTTGAAACCTGCTTGAATATATTTGCGGTATCCTTGCCGTGAGTAAATTCGTACGGCAGTAATACATTAGAACCGGCAACTGCGAACGGGTCGAACGTGTCTAGCGTGGGCGCTTCAATGATCACTTTGCCTTCCGCTACCCAGTCATCAATGAAGATTTGCTTCAGTTCTGTGCCTTCGTCGTACTCAATGGTGTTGTTCTGGGCCATTTCGAACTCAACAGCGTTGAATAACTGTCCGTCCAGACTAAAACTGGTATTCGCTTGGCTGACATCCACAGGCATTTGGTATGCACTAAAGTCACCGGCGGGAATGGCCCCTGACACTGTGCCGCCATAAATGCCTGACATTTCAAAGTTCAGGTACGCCAACTCGCCAATTTTTGCTGATGTCGTGAGCGTTGCTTTGCCTGCAAGAAGGATGTGGTACATGCCTTCCCAGTGAAAATAACAACAGCCATCTAACTCGTCGGCTGCGTTAAGTACTCGGTTATGACTAACTTCTGTTGCAACATCTGTCACTGAATCGTAACCACCCATGGCAATGACTGGGGCAAACGCGACTGGGGTATTTACTGAGCCACTGCCGGTGATTTCGACACTGCCCGAAATTTTAATCATTTCGCCTGTGTGGATAATGGGCTGGCCACCGTTTTTACCATCGTCTAAGTCACGGCTGATGGTCTCTGTTATCCATGGCTCAATGGACAGGCCTTTGGTTTGGATGGCTGAAGGTGTCGCGCCATTTAAAATGTAGTCAGTGCCCTTTGTGTCCTCTGGGCGTTTTAAGGCCATCTGCAGGAAACGGCGTTTTGATTTATACCCTGGAGT